CACTTGATACTGAAGTATTACCAACTGCATCACCTACGTTAACACCCAATCTTTCATATTGAGATGTACCAAGAACGAATGTATTAGCATGGCCAACTTTAACCCAAGATGATTCTTGTTCAATCATGTCGAAGTAATAGTTTGTTTTACCATTTGCTAATTTTGCTGTTGGTGTAGTAGATACGTCAGAGTACAATTCTAATACTGTTCCAGCTTCTCCTGAGATTCCACCGTCACTGTCAATAACAGCAATATGGTAGTTATTTGTAGCAGGAGCTTTGCCAAAGTTATTTGAATACGCCCATTTTCTTGTAATAGAAAGCGCGTTTAATTTTGTTTCTGGTAACAAGTACGGAGTTTCTAAAGTAAATGCGTGATTAACAGCAGTAATTAATACTGTGTTTGCTGTTTCGTCACCGTTAACATCTCTATTTGTTTTTGTTAGAGACCCAACAGTTATATCTTGGTAACCAACTGAATCGTTACCAATTGTAATTACATCTCCACTTGATACTGAAGTAATTTCGTCGTTTGGAATTATTTCAAACTCAAATGATGTATTGTTAAAAGCAATTGTTTGAACTAACGCTTGTTGCTCGGATGTTCCTGTTATTCTAGTGTTAGGTATATCTTCTGCTGCTATGTCGGCTGAGCTGTAATCTGAACCTTTAACATATGCTACTTCAAGACTGTTACCTAGAGCTCCAGGATATAATGCATCAAATGCACCAGTTTGAGTGGAGACAACATCTCCATTTGCGTCATAAGTAGTAGATCTTGACGAAGCAGTTACTGCTCCATTGTCAACACGAGCTACATACAATGCGTTAGCGTATGAAAGGTAATCTGCTGCTACAAAGAATGTTTCATAGTTATCTTTATTAGGTGTACTAAACCTGTTAACTAATTCGTTCTCTGAAGAAACAAGTACTGCTTCACCTACAGGACCCCATCTAAACACGCCAGCAATAGCTGCAGGTGGTGTTGCGATGGCAGGTACCGATGCTGATGCGTCCACCTCTCGAACAATTACGGAAGGACTTACGGAAAAAGCCATATTATTCTCCTTTAATATTATCTAATTAAATCTTTTTTACTAATTTATAGTTATCACAGTTTTATTTATAAAAGTTTCTATATCTAGAAAACTCTATCAGGTCTGTATTCAATCCATCCATGCTCATCAGGCTGTGGATCTCCTGTATCAATAAACCCGAAAGGTAACAATTCTTCATCAAGCTGTTGTTCTGTTTTTTCTTTTAATGCTGCCAATGTATTGATATCTGTTAATTCTCTAAAGAATCGTTGGTCAGATAACCATGCAAACAGTACTAAGGTCATTACCAAATCATCATTATGACCTGATTCTGCTTCGTAAGAATTTCCTCTTTTACTAAAACGTGATAACTCCTGTATTGTGTTATAATCTTGTAGTATTAACTGATTCTGTTCAATTAATAGTTTCAATATTGAACAACCTTTAGACTTTACGCTTTTTGTTGTTCGTATTCCATGATCTGATCTCTTCCCTCCAAAATTTGATACTTGCTTCCCGGCTCTCCCGTGGTTTTCAGTAAAGAGAAGATTTTCATAGCCGTAATCCATAAAGAGTATATCAGCAACTTGTTCACCAATATCGTTAATTTCAATTAACACAGCACTCTCATTGTACATCAGCCCTATTCTATATATAACGGAGGCAAAGTCTACTGGACTTATGGTGTTATCCTTAAAGACACATACTTGCTTGTAAGGCATCTCCGTCGTATCAAGTATATTAAACGCTGAGTAATCAAGACCCTTACCTCTTGATACATCAACTACCATAACATATGAGCGGTCCGTTTGTGGTGCTTCATATTGAGTTATGTTTTCCGCCTCATGTATTGGCGTAGAAGGTGCAAGTTCTTTGAGTTTGGCACCGCTTATTAGTGTACCTGAGCTACCTAAGAACTGACAACAGTATTCTTGTTCAAATTTTTCGTTATCAAAATCTAACGCTTCAAGAGTTTCCTCTTTCCATTGTTCATCTCGACCTGGGACATCGTTCCACATAACCTCAACATATTCATAACCATTTGTACCTTCTTTGGCACCTTTACATGTTTTCCAAAAATGGTTTAATCCGTTTGGTGTAGATGTCATTAATAATTTTGTAGTTTTACCAGATGAAATCGTTGGATATACTGAAGCAAAGAATTCATCAAATCCTTCAATAAACGCAACCTCATCAAGATATAGAAAAGAAATAGATTTACCACGAATGGCAGAAGAAGTAGTTGTACCTGCGTAAATTTTACAACCGTTCTCTAAAGTAATGTTACCTTTATTCCATTCCTCAATACCTTGCTGCATCCATTTAGGTAATGCTTCATAAGCTAACTGAATACGTCCTAAAACCTCTCGAGCACCGTCTCCCTTGTTTGCCAATATAGCTACGGTTTTAAATTCATTAAACAAGATGTAGTGCAATATAACTGCTACTGCAGTCGTAGTCTTTCCTGCCTGTCTTGATGTAAGGACAGCAACTCTTCTTGACTTTGTAATCTTTTGAGTGATTTCTTTTTGGTATTCATACATGTCCATTGGAACTAATCCGTGGTCAACATGTACAATTTTAATATAGTTTTCGGCGAAGTATACAGGATCTTCAGCACACTTCATATATTCCTGAAGCATCTCTGGGGTAAATTCTATCTGCTCACCAATCTTTTTAAGATGGGAGTTACCTAGATACCCTTTATCGAAATTATTCATTTCTTATCTTCGTCGCCTTTAATCATTTTAAGTAAATCGGAAGTAGACACAATTAAATTATTATTCGTAACCTGCGTTTGATTTGATACATCTTCTTCTTTTGCGTATCTTTTCTTTGTTGACATTTCAACATAATCTTTGTTTGCATCAAGTAATGTTTTCATTAAGGTAGATACAACTTCAAACGCTCGAGGAGATTCGGATTGTTTTGCGATCTCTGTCATTTCTCGAACTGCGTCATCACCAAGATTAATAATATTCTCGATGTTTGCCTTTGCCAATTCAATATCTTTTAAATTTTCAGCGGCATTCTTTTCAATAACAGCAGGTGGTGCAACTACACTTTCTTGCGGTAAATTCTTAACAGAATCTACACTTTCTACAAGTTCGACTTCTTCGTTAGTAGAAAAAGAATTGGTTGGTAGATCAGGCATCTTTTCTGGATTTAATCTATCTATTGCTTCTTGCTGCTCTTCAGCCGCTTCATCTAAAGGTCTCATATTAAGTACTTGGGCAATTTTATCATCTTTATCTTTCATAGTATTATTTATCCCTCAGCGGTCATCTTCCAATCACCGTCCTTGTTTACCCAAGCACAAGCCTTTCGTAAACCCGATGTACTGAACCTATGATCTCTTTTATTAAAGAACAATTCAATATCTCTTTTTCGGCAAATATCTTTACCTGTAAATTCTTTATCTCTATATTCATCACCTAAGATACGAACATCAATATGATACAATTCCAAAATGTCTATAAGGTCTTGTTCAGTGTTATAAGGAATGATTTCATCAACATAACTCACTGCTTTTAATTGAGTATATCTTTCAACAATACTTTGGATTGGATGATTCTTTTCTTTAGGTCGGTCAAGTGCAGGATTCATTTGTAATCCTACCATTAAATAATCGCATTGAGATTTTGCTTCTCTCAACATTTGAACATGTCCGGAGTGGAGCAAGTCAAAGCTACTACATGTAAATCCAATTCTCATAATAATAATTCCTTCTTAACTGGGTTCAGTATCGGATGTTTGTCCTATGTAAGCCCAGTTATCGTCAAACTCAATCAAACTATAATCTATCGTTTGTGTTATATCGGAGGTTGCTACATTATTTGCTGTAGAACCTGGTTGTCCTGTTACGAATTCCTCGAAACGAGTATCCGCAGCCGTATCAGCTGCCAATCTTGTATCAACAAATTTAATAACTGCTTTATCCTTCTCAGGACCGAAGAACCATCCTTTCATTGTAAAGTTTAATGTATATAAAATACTTCTTCTTGTTGTAAAGGCATCTTCGTATAAATCTTCTGATGTCACATCACTTAATATGAGAGGGACATCTATTGCTTCTAAACCTGGTATTAAATTTACAGTACTTGTAAACTCAGGATTAAAGAATGGTAATATTTGTTCTAAACATTTAACGGCATCTTCGTTGTATTTTGCCATGATGTATAAACTGAATCCCATATTATATGGAGTTCCTGAATATACAAATCGTCTGCCACCGTTATCTACATCTACAACTTTCTTTCTTAATTTTCTTGTTGGTGAAACTTTTCTTTCTGCGTCATATGCAAAACTTGTTAACTCAAATGCCATACGAGGTAATGTCATAGCATAAGGTTGACCTGCAGTTGGTTTACCAAACGCATCTTGAGTTGCTCCACCTTGTAAAGTAGGATCTTGATCAAGCCTTGCTAAA